ATCGAGAGATCTCGGCAGTGGGCTCTGCGTTGTGTGCATGAGGCCCAGATGCATGATGCGAATTCGTTTGTAACACTGACTTATCGGGATGAGGATTTGCCCGAAAAGGGCAGCCTTTCGAACCGAGATTGGCAATTGTTCGCGAAGCGATTACGGCGGATAAGCCGTTTCAGGTTTTTTTCAGTGTGGAGAGTATGGCGACCGAAATAAGCGCCCTCATCATCACGCTTGTATGTTTGGCGTGGATTTTGCTGGAGATCGGAAGCTTCATTCGGAAGTGAGAGGTCATAGATTGTTCAGCAGCCAGGTGCTGGAGGGTGCCTGGCGTAAGGGCTTTTGTACGGTCGGTGATTTGTCGTACGAGAGTGCGGCCTATGTGGCACGATATGTGGTTAAGAAGAAGACGGGAGTTCAGGGTGAGGAAGCCTACTCACGTTTGGATTTGGAGACTGGCGAAGTGCATTGTGTGGCTCCTCCGTTTGTGTCGATGTCGAGACGACCGGGAATAGGTTCCGGTTGGTTCGAGAGGTTTAGGAGTGATGTGTTTCCGGCAGATGAAGTGATTCATAAGGGGAGGCGTTTTCGACCTCCCCGTTTTTACGATGAGAAGTTGCCGGAGGAGGAGCTGGTTGAGATTAAGGAGCGGAGACGGGAGAAGGTCGGAGCGCGTAGTTCGGATCTGAGTGCTGAGCGCTTGGCAGTGCGAGAGAAGGTATTGAATAGGAAAGTGTGTGATTTGTTGCCTAGAGGAATTTAATTAGAAGGAGTTAGGATATGTTGAAAGTTTTTTCGGTTTTTGACTCGAAGGCAGAGGCGTTTTTACTGCCGTTTTTTTGTGTGAATCGAGCGGTTGCTGTTAGGAATTTTGCGTCAGCTTCTCAGGATGATTCGAGTTCGTTTAGTCGGCATGGTGCCGATTTTACGTTGTTTGAGATTGGAGATTTCGACCCGGCTAGCGGGTCGATTGTGTGTTACGAGAGTAAAGTCTCGTTGGGGACTGCGTTGCAGGCCCGAGGAGGAGAGTGATTATGAAGGGAACGGCGTTTCCCGGCGGTGCGACCAAGGGTCAGCACCGGTTTTCGCAGATACCGAGTGTGGATACTCCTCGGTCGCAGTTTGATCGGTCGTGTGGTCTGAAGACCACGTTTTATCCGGCGGACCTGGTGCCCATCTTTGTGGATGAGGCATTGCCGGGTGATACGATCAATTTGCGGACGGCGTCGTTCTGTAGAATGTCAACGCCGTTTTACCCTGTCATGGACAATATGTTCATGGACTTCTTTTTCTTTGCGGTGCCGATTCGCCTGGTTTGGGACAACTGGGCGAAGTTTAACGGCGAGCAGGTCGATCCTGGGGATTCGACCGATTTTTTGGTTCCGACGATGACCGAGCAGTGCGAGGAGTATTCTCTGTCGGATTTGATGGGGATTCCTTTGGAGATCCCCGGTCTGGAGTTCAACTCGTTGCACCATCGTGCGTACAATTTGATTTGGAACGAGTGGTTTCGGGACGAGAATTTGCAGGATTCGGTCGTAGTTGACCGGGACGATGGTCCGGATAATCCGTTGAATTACTCGTTGCTGAAGCGTGGCAAGCGGCACGATTATTTCACGTCGTGTTTGCCGTGGCCTCAGAAGGGCCAGGCGGTGCCGCTGCCTCTCGGCGCGACTGCGCCGGTTGTTTCGACGGATACCGATTTCCTGTGGAATATCGGGAATGCTGTGGATTCGAAGCTGATTGGTGATCCGGCGGACGAAAAGGTGGTTGTGGAGGATGGTATGACGTCCTCCGCTGTCGAGGCCCAATGGGGCTCGGAGAGTGGTCTTGAAGTTGATCTGAGTTCGGCGACTGCTTCGTCGATCAATGAGTTGCGCGAAGCGTTTCAGATGCAAAAGATGATGGAGAGAGACGCTCGTGGCGGCTCTCGTTATACGGAGATCCTTCGGTCTCATTTTGGTGTTGTGTCGCCGGATCAGAGGTTGCAGCGTCCGGAGTATCTCGGCGGTGGTACGAGTCGGATTAATGTGAATCCGGTTGCGGCTACGTCGCGGTTTGACGGCCAGGCGATTGGAAAGCTTGGCGGTTTTGCGACGCAGGCGGTTGAAGGTGTCGGATTTGTGAAGTCGTTCGTCGAGCATTGTTTGATCATTGGATTGGTGAACGTGCGAGCGGATATCACCTACCAGCAGGGGCTGGAGAGGATGTTTTCGCGGCAGACGCGGTATGACTTCTACTGGCCGGCGCTGGCGCACCTGGGCGAGCAGGTTGTGAAGAACAAGGAGATTTTCGCCCAGGGTTCGGATGCTCCGGTTGTGGACGAAGAGGCGTTCGGTTATCAAGAGCGTTTCGCGGAGTACCGTTACAAGTCGTCGAGGACGACTGGCGGGATGAGGAGCACGTCGGGTGCTCCTTTGGATCCGTGGCATTTGGGTCTCGAGTTCGAGAATTTGCCGGTGTTGAACGAGGTGTTCATCGAAGATCAGCCGCCGATTGCTCGGGTGCTGAGCGGCGGTGAAGGTGTGTATCCCTTCATCGGTGATTTTTATTTTTCGTTCAAGCACGCTCGGCCGATGCCGACGTTCTCGGTTCCTGGCCTGATCGACCACTTCTAGGAGGTTCGTCATGGCGGGATTTGGTGCAGCGTTGGGAATGGCTGCTGGTTCGAGCGGCGGCTCGGCGTTGACGAGCGGTTTGCAGCAGATTGCGGCGTCGGCGCAGCAGTACAAGCGTCAGAAGACGGTGTTGAGGCATCGTTATCAGTGGATGAAGGAGGACTTGGAGAAGGCGGGTTTTAACCCGATTTTGGCGATGCAGAGTCCTCCGCCTGCGGTGTCAGTACCGATAGGTGGTTTTCCTGGGAAAGGAGCGGATATCGCGACGTCGGCGAAGTCGTTGACGAAGCTGAAGCCGGAAATGGAGATCCTGAGGAATCAGGCGACGATTACGGGCCACCAGAGGGACCGTGCTTTCCATGATGCGAATGCTGCTATGTGGAGCGCGCGAAGTGCGTATGCCACGTCGGAAATGGATTTGAGTCGCGTTCCTGCGGCGAAGGCGCAGGAGACTCTTGACAGGACGGAGATCGGCGAGAAGATGCGCTGGTTGAACCGTTTTATTCGGTCGGTCACGGGTCGTGATCAGACTACAGCGAGGTGAGTATGGACGAACGGATATCGGTAAAGCACCGGTCTGGAGGCCGGGTGCTGACGAAGCAGAGCGAAGCGGGTGCGTGTGATATCAACGCGATGGTGTCTCGTTGGAAGCGAAGCGGTGTGGTGACCGTGACGGGCCAGAGGCCGTCATACGGTGATTTTTCGAATGTGGATGACTATTACTCGGGAATGAACCGGATCAAGGCGGCTCAGGCGGAGTTTCTGAGGCTGCCGTCGGCGGTGCGGAAGCACTGCCAGAATGATGTTGGGAAGTTCCTGGAAATGGTCATGACCAGGCGAGGCCATGACGAGCTGGTCGAGCTGGGCCTTGCGCCCTGCCTGGTGCCGGAGGTCGAGATCGATGAGCCCGTGGTGCCGGTGGATGACCCCCCGGCTCCCGAGGTGCCGGCTGAAGGGTCGTAAAGAGGCCTTCTGGTCCCTCGATAGCCGGATCGATCTGAAGCGGGCAGCCTGGCCAGGCTGCCCGTTTCTTTTGCGCGGGTAGCGCTTGTCCCCCGGGGGATATTGGTCCCCCGGGGGGTGCACAGTTGTAGTACTTGATGTTAACTGTGTGGAGTGACACGAGGGCTCGTGGTTTTTGTGAGGAGGTGAGGATATGGCGTTTCGACGAAGGACCCTGAGTAAGAGTCGATCGCGCCGGAATTTCCGGCGTGGGACCAGGACGAAGAAACGGAATTTCCGCGCTCGTCCGATGCGCGGTGGGTTCCGGATCTGAGTCCATGGCGCCCTGTTTCACCCCCCTTCAGGCGTACAGGGCGCGAGGGGGAGCGGTGACCTTCCAGCGAAGGGAGGCCACCGGTCCCCCGTTTGATTTGCCGTGTGGTCAGTGTATAGGTTGCCGGATCGAGCGAAGCCGACAATGGGCGACCAGGTGCGTTCATGAGGCGCAGTCCCATGAGGTGAATTGTTTTGTAACACTGACCTATGATAGAGAGAACTTGCCTGGAGATTTGGGTTTAGATGTCCGTCATTGGCAATTGTTCGCTAAGAGATTGCGTAAGAAGTGTGGGCCGTTTAGGTTTTTTCATTGTGGAGAGTACGGAGATGAGAATCTCCGACCACACTATCACGCATTGTTGTTTGGGCTCGATTTCGGGGCCGACAGAGTGCTCTGGAAAGAGGACTCGGAAAAGCGGAAGACGTACCTGTCACCGCTGTTGTCGGAGCGATGGAGCTATGGTTTTACTACGGTTGCGGATCTGACTTGGCAGAGTGCCGCATACGTTGCCCGGTATGTCGTTAAGAAGGCTACCGGCCCTCTAGCCTCTGAGGTTTATTCGAGGCTGAACCCGGAGACGGGAGAGGTTTGGGAGGTGAAGCCTCCCTATACGACTATGTCGAGGCGACCCGGTATTGGGTCGGATTGGTTTTCGAAATACAAAGGGGACGTGTTCCCGGGTGATTTCGTTGTTCACGATGGGCGGAAATTTCGTCCGCCCTCGTTTTATGATAAGCGGTTGCCGGAGGCTGAGCTTGAGGTTGTTAAGCAGACGCGGAAGCGTCGCGCTGCGGCGCATGTTGCGGAGCAGGTTCCGGATAGATTGCGAGTACGCGAGCGGATTATGGAGGCAAAGGCAGAGCGTCTTTGTCGTAGTGTGTGAATGTTTGTTTTGTGTCCTTGGAGGTTACGTTATGGATATTAAGAAGGTTTTTTCAGTCTTTGATTGCAAGGCGAATGCCTATTTGCCTCCTTTTGTTTGTGTTTCACGTGGTGTAGCTATTCGGATGGTTCGTGCGGCGGCTTTGGACGTTAAGCACGATTTTTATCGATTTGGAGCGGACTATACGCTCTTCGAAATCGGCGAGTGGAACGAGCATAAGGGGGAGATGAAGCAGTTCGCGGCTCCCACTAATATGGGCACGGCGCTGAGTTTTCAGCAGCTTGAGTGCCCGGAGGATTCAGCTTAGATGAGTAAGATGAAATCCGTTACTGGTGGTCAGCACCAGTTCTCGCAAATTCCGAGTGTGAAGATGCAACGGTCTTCGTTTCAACGGAATTGCGGTGTCAAGTCTACGTTCGATGCGGGCTATTTGGTGCCCGTTTTTGTGGATGAGGTTCTACCGGGGGATACGTTCAATTTGAAGATGAACACGTTTGTGCGTCTCGCGACCCCTCTTCATCCGACGATGGATAATATTTTTCTTGACTATTTTTTCTTTTTTGTGCCCAACAGGCTTCTGTGGGAGAACTGGCAGCGCTTCAACGGTGAGCAGGATAATCCGGCGGATACGACGGATTTCGAGATTCCCACGATGACGTCGCCTGGTGGCGGTTATGACGAGCAGAGCTTGCATGACTATTTTGGTATCCCGACGAAGGTCGCGGGATTGGTTCACTCGTCGTTGTGGCATCGTGCCTACAATTTCATTTACAACGAGTGGTTTCGAGATCAGAATCTGCAAGATTCTTTGGTCGTCGATTTGGATAATGGTCCGGATGATCATGCGGACTATATCCTGAAGCCC